TTCTCTCTGTTACCGGATGCAAGCATTTGTCTGGCACGTAGAAAGCTCCTGGACGGAAGAATCTACAGTCCTTGCAGAACTTCATTTCCGTACCCTTGTATAGCTGACGCGCGTCGTTACCGTGCGCTGTAGCCCAAGGGCGTCACAGATCGCTTGTGCGGGCTCGCGCTTCCCGCGGATGACATCGGACAGATAGGCGGCTGTGACTCCATGTTGAGCCGCCCATTTGTTCTGGCTCCCTGCCTTGCGGCAGGCTTCTTTGAGCAGGGCGCGAACATCGTCAGTGGTCATGTTACTCCAGTCCAGGGGAATAGTCGTCGCGGAACACTAGTTTGTCGCCATAGTTCGCGCATTTGCGCGATGAAAAGCAGGTGACATTAGCGAGCGCTCTAAATTGACGCACAGGAATTCGGACGATGCTTTTGGGCCGGGCGGCGGACACCCGACTTATCGCGTCATTTAAGTCTTGGGATGACCATCCGCGAATCAATTCTATGATCGCGATCACGGTGTCTCCTGTTTGCCGCTGACTATGCCTATTAAGCAGACAGAGGCCAAAAAAAAGCAAAGTCAACACCATTTTTGCCGATGTCGATAGAAAATCTCGCGCTCATTGCGAAGGTTGCCAAGCGCGTCAAACAACTGAAGGAGGCCGAGCGTTACGAGGAGAGCCTAATCGACTTTGCCGGGTACGTCTGGCCGGTGGTCGAGCCCGCAATTCCGTTTGTAAAGGGGTGGGCACTTGAAGCCATTGCGGAGCATTTGGAGGCCGTAGCCTACGGGCACATAAAACGGCTGCTGATCAATGTTCCGCCTGGCTTCACAAAAAGTCTCATGACGGATGTGTTCTGGCCAGCGTGGATATGGGGACCGATGGACTACCCATCCGCCCGCTTCGTCTGCTTCTCCTATTCCAACTATCTCACCGAACGCGACAACATGCGGTGTCGCAATGTCATCAGTTCAGAGAAGTACAGGAAACTGTGGGGCCATCGCGTAACGCTCTCGAATGAGCAGTTTACGAAGGTCAAGTTCGCCAACCAACAGACGGGTTGGAAGTTTGCCACGTCTGTCAGTGGTATCGGTGTAGGCGAGCGCGGCGACTTTTTGATCCTGGACGATGTCAACAACACGACCGACATGGAATCCGAGGCACTACGACGTTCGACCATGCTCTGGTTTACCGAGGTCGTCCCAAGCCGGCTCAACAAGCCGAAGGATAGCGCAATCGTCGTTATCCAGCAGCGTCTTCATGAGGAAGATGTCAGTGGCGTCATTCTCTCAAGGGAAATGGGCTACACGCACCTGATGATTCCCATGCGCCATGATCCGGCGCGGCATTGCGTAACGGTGATGGGGCATGATGAAGACGGAACAGAAGTAACCTGGGAAGACCCGCGCACTAAGGATGGCGAGCTTGCGTGGCCAGAGCGGTTCCCCGAGGAAGTCGTTGTAAAGCTGGAGCATGACATAGGCCCCACGGCTACCGCCGGCCAGCTACAGCAGACCCCAGAGCCACGCGGCGGCGCCATTATCAAGCGGCATTACTGGCAACTCTGGAAAGAGGAGAAATTTCCGCCGCTTGAGTACGTTCTAGCCTCCCTGGACACAGCTTACACGGCAAAAGAGGCGAACGACCCATCTGCTCTGACGATTTGGGGCGTGTTTCGGGACGACCAGCGTAACCCGTGCATCATCCTATTGAATGCGTGGCGCGAGCGGCTGGAGTTTCATGATTTGGTCGAGCGGACGATTGAGTCATGCACGACCGACAAACGGGAAATCGTCACCAATCGCGATGGAACGACAAGAGATAGATGGCGTGGCCTTCCTGTTGACCGGCTCCTGATCGAATCGAAGGCTAGTGGCATTTCCGTAGCCCAGGAAATGACCCGTCTGTACGGCTTCTCAGGCAAGTTCGGGATTGAGCTTATCAATCCGAACAAGGCTGGCGACAAGATCGCCCGCGTTCACTCGATCGAACACTTGTTTTCTCAAGGGATGATCTACGCACCAGATCGCTCATGGGCCGATCTTGTAATCAACGAGGCGGCGGTTTTTCCGTTCGGGACCACGGACGACTTAGTCGACTCCATGTCCCAAGCCCTGCGCTACCTGCGCGATCTTAATTTCGCGCTGCGTAGCGATGAATACACCTTAGAGGCCACCGAAGAAATGATGCATCGGTCTCGATCACAGGCACTTTATCCGTGCTAGACGCCCGCACGCGCTTTCTCAATCCGGATGTTCAGTCGGAGGAGCTTCCCCCGGTGGATATTTCATTGGATGGGGAAGATACCAGCATATCAATGAAGAATGGGGTTCTCCGGATTGAACATCCGGACGGCTCTGTCACGCTGGATACCAATCCTCCCGCATCGTCCGACAAGGCAGGGGAGTTTGACGAAAATCTGGCTTTGAAGCTGGACGATACCGAATTGAATCGTATTGCCACCGATCTGCTTGGGGCTATCGACTCTGACGAGCAATCACGCAAGGAATGGCTGAATGTTCGCTCCCGCGGGATGGCACTACTCGGATTCAAACTGGAGGAACCGAGGGGAGACGTAGGGGCTTCGTCGGCTCCATTGGAAGGGATGTCTACTGTCCGGCATCCGTTGCTTGCAGAGGCGACGCTACGCTTTGCAGCGAATGCCAGAGGCGAGCTGCTGCCGGCCTCAGGTCCGGTGAAGGTACGCAATGATGCAGTGCCTAAGCCTGATATTCCCGCGCCGTTTGGACAATCTGCATTGCCCGATCCGTCCCCGCTGCAAAAGGGCGAGGATTTGGCGACCGCGCTGGAGATTGATTTCAACCATTATCTGACGGTCGACGCTCCAGAGTATTACCCCGACACTGATCGGATGCTGTTTCTGGTGGGATTTGGCGGATTGGGGGTTAAGAAAGTCTACAACTGCCCGCTCCGTCGCCGGCCAGTTTCGGAAAGCGTTGATGCCGACGATTTCATCGTCTCGAATGGAGCGACTGATCTTCGCAATGCCGGGCGGGTAACGCACCGGATCAAAATGCGACCCTCCACGCTTCGGAGGATGCAGATCGTCGGCGCCTACCGCGACATTACGTTGACCCTCGCGCCGTTGCCGATGCCGACCGAGGTCGAGAAGAAAACCGGAGAGCTGCAGGGCACTCAGCCGCTCGCCGTATCGACACAGGAACCAGAGGATATTCCGCAGGAGGTTTTTGAGTCATATTGCGAGCTCGATATCAAGGGCTATGAGCACAAGGATGAAGACGGGAAGGTGACCGGCCTGCGTTGTCCGTACAAGGTGGTGATCCACAAGGAAAGCCGCCAAGTCCTTGAGATACGCCGCAACTGGAAAGAAGACGACCCGCTATGTTTACCTAAGGAATATTTTGTCGATTTCCCATTTGCACCGGGATTCGGCTTCTATCCCATCGGTCTTGTCCATATTCTCGGTAACACCACCAGCGCCCTCACGGCCGCATGGCGAGAGATGTTGGACGCTGGGATGTTTGCCAGTTTCCCCGGCTTTCTGTTCAACAAGATGCTCAGCCGGCAACTGTCGAACCAAATCCGCGTGCCGCCAGGTGGCGGGTACGGGATCGACGCCGGTAGCCAGAGGCTCCAGGATGTGGTGATGCCGCTTCCGTACAAGGAAGTCGGATCGTCGCATACCGCCTTTGTCCAGCATATGGAGGAATTAGGACTTCGTGTTGGCGGTGCGGCTCAGGTCCAGATCGGGGAGGGTAAGCAGGAGGTTCCGGTCGGTACGACGCTGGCCTTGATCGAGCAGGCGACGAAGGTAACGGATGCGACCCACAAGCGGCTGCATTCGTCACAGGCTAGGGAATTTGCCCTGTTGAAAGAGCGGTTCTTGGAAGACCCGGAAGCATTCTGGCGGCACAACAAGAAGCCGGCCATTCAGTGGAAGAAAGAGCAATTCCTGGAGGCGCTGGAGAGCGCCGAAATCGTCCCGGTAGCCGATCCGAATAACCCCACCAGCCTGCATCGCATTGCCAAGGCGGTAGCCGTCAAGACGCTGCAGCAGGCCGCTCCCGATTTGTATGATCCGGTCGCAGTGGACAAACGCATCATGCGGATCGTCGGTATCGATCCGGAAGGTTTGTTCCGCGCTACCCCGGCTCCGCCGCGGCAAGATCCAAAGATGGCCGCCGTCATGGCCAAGCATCAATCCGAGCAAATCAAGGGACAGATTGCTTGGGTTGAGGCACAGATCAAGGCCACTGAAGCTGCCGCAAAGATTCAGGATCAGGCGGCAGAACGCCAATCTCGCGAGCGAATTGCGCAATTGAAGCTGGTCGAGCAGCATCTAAAAATCCAGCAAGAGGCAATTATTCATGCCCGCGATATAGCGCAGCAGAATCAGACTGCCGATGCTGAAGCCCAACGAGATGACGCCATTCACATGCAGGATATGTATCGACAGCAGGATCAGCATGACTCTGACATGGACATGCAATGGGAGCGGCATCAGCAACAGTTAGAGGCCGATGCTCAACGTCGCGAGCAGGAAGCGCAACATCGGGATCAGCAGAACGAGGGCAGGCTCGCGCTCAGGCGCGAATTGGCGCGTATTGCTGCGCAGCAGGCTAGAGCAAAGCCAAAACCCAAATCCGGGAGCAAATAGATGGCGCATCCCTATAAAAGCCAAGCAGACGGGACACGTCAAACCAAGGTGAGCGCCATGGCTGATGGTGGCGGCATTAGAGAGCATGCGTTTCAGCGCGGGATTCGCGGAACGCAGTGGTGGAAAGAGTATGTAGGCGAGTATGGCGAGCAGCCTGATCTAAATACGCCTGACTATGATTATCGGGCCGCTTGGAAATCTGGCTCAAGGCCGGATACGCGCGATCCGACAGACAACAATCGGCTTCATTGGTCGTCGCAATTCAAGGGCGATAGCCATCCAAATCTGATCGTCGATGGCGTCAACACAAAAACGGGAGAGCGAGTTGGTTCATCCGAATAAAGGTCAGGCAGAAAAATCGCGCCAGGCCAAACTAAGAGCTGTTGGTGGTCCAATTAGATCAGACGATGATGGCGATCCAGATGAGCCAATTCCTGGCCTTGCTGAAGAACTCAGTAAGCGTGAGAGGCAATATTGGGCGCCGGCCGCCGGTACTGATATGGAAGTTGAGCAGAGGGAGCGAGATGAAAACTCTGCATTCCGTGAACCTAACGATTTTCGCAGACGCAAGAGGAGATCGTAATGGCTAATCCTCACCACAAAGAAGCCAAGGAAACTCGCAACGCCAAGCTGGAAAAGCTGGGCGCGAAGGAATACGAGGAAGGTAAGGCCAAGCGTATTGCCGGCCTGTCGTCCAGCAGTGAAATCACCGAATTGCCGCCCCAGTAACGGAGAGCGAGATAGCACATTCCCATAGAGAGAACGCCAAGGCGTCCGCAAAGTCCAAGATGCGCTCAATGATGGGCCATGCCTCAGGTGGCAAGGTTAAGCATGACGACGAAACGCAGGACCGCGCGCTCGTCAAGAAAATGATGAAGGAGGAAGAAAAGAAAGAGCAGAAGGT